CCAGATACTCCAGCATGTTTTCTTCATATCCGAATTCTTTTAACCACATCTTTGCATTTGCCTGTAGCTTCTCCCCAAGCTCAAAGCGTTCGATTTCTCTTACTTTCTTTACACCTTTTTTAGATTGAACAGTTACACACTGATATTTAAGGAAATTCCATGCAATTTTGATCTTTTCAAACGGAATTCCAATCTGATGTAAAGCCAGAGAGTACATTACCAACTGCCCACATTCATTTTTCGCTTTATCTCCCTTATATATGCTGCTTGTCTTCCAATCTAATATAGTATAATTACCATTTTCATCTGTCACCAGAGCGTCAATATACCCCTGGTAATATTCATCACCAACCTTTACGGTTACAAACTTTTCAATATCAATATGATCAGTAATCTTCTCGTGTGTCTCAAAGAAATTTTTCAAATCATAATAATACTTAGTTGCAATACTATTGTTTCTGGCACCATCTCCACGAACAAATTTTAGATCAGCAATATCAAATGCCATCATCCATCCTTCATCAAACTCTTCAGCCATTTTTTCATAAGCTAATTCTTCAGTATAAAATCGCTCTATAATATCATGACTAATACCGCCAGTTACTTTATAAATAGAATCATCACGATCCTCTTTTTTATGTAATACATACTTCAAAAAATACTCATAGAGACCATTGTGTACGCAGTCTACACGGCTCCATGAATTGAGTCTATCGACTCCAAGTGCCTCGCACATCTTCTGCAGTTCTTCATAGCTTAATCTCAACTATTTTTTCAAACTCTTTAAATATTCTCTGTGTTTACTTTCATCATAAGGAATTCTCCATTTAAACAGAAAATTGTATATTTTATTTGGCGCATCTGCAGGTGAGTCCTTTGGGCCAAGCAGTTTCCATTTATCACGAATGTAGCTGACTTTACGTAATCCGTAAAACTTCTCACACATATTCCAGACCTCTTCTATTGGAACATCATTATCCATCGCGATAATAACTTCTTCTACTCCGGTGCCAAGTATAATTCGCACCTGCTCATCTGAAAGTACATGACCTTCAATTGCACCGCCGGTTGGATCCATTCTGCTATCTCTTTTAAGAACAGATTTCTCAGCTTCGAATATTACAATGTATCCTGCCTTCTGGATGTCCTTATAATTTTCCCATAATCCATATATGTTAATTTCTTTTCGCATCCCAGGAGTGATAAAATACTTTGGAATTCCAAACTCAGAGCAATTCTCAACAGAACTCCGAGCGTTATATCCCATCAAAGTGCCGTCTAACCAATACCTGATTGGAAATATTGTTCTCTTCCATCTATACGAATATCCAAGTCCAAATTTTTTAATTGTTCGTTTTACAATCCCTTCGCGAAATAAATCAATATGAATATATGGAACAAAATCATTTAAAATATCTTCACTCATAGGATCAAAATCATTTACGACACATTTCCTACGCTTAACCACAAATCTTGAGAACACGAACCATGAATCATCCGGCTTTTTCTTCTCCTCTTTTCCTTTGTATAAATTTTTCAATCCTAAAAGTTTATGAAGATATTTCATTGCATTTGCAAAATCAATGTTTTTGTTATACTGAACTAAAGAAATTAAATCCTCACCATCGTCATATTCAACACCTCTGGTATAATTTCGATAATTCAGATATTTATTGTTTCTTATATTGATGGCGGCTGGATTATTGCAGTCGCCACCCACCGCATTAGAGCAGCTATAATAATCCTTGTTATCATGATATACTATATTGCTACACCCAATGCTTTCTAAGACATAAGGTATTTTTCCATTTTTTTGAATGTATTCCTTAATCTCTAATGCAGTCATTATTTACTCTCCGATTAAAAATCTTGTGCTATATTACAAATAGCAACATCTTTATGCATATTTGTACTCAGATCATACTCTGAGATTATCTGGAATTGGTCTGTGGCCCCAAATCTATTTTTAGTAATAAATGTGATCATATAATGTTTATCCGGATCCAGATGATACGGAATCTTTGAGGAATTATTTTTCCCCGCCAACTTATAAGCTTTAATCTCATGTGAACCACCAGGAAATTCATCTTCAAATGGTTTACGCATCATTAAATTCACACTAAATACATCCAATATATTCTTTGCTTGTCCAATTTCATTATTTGTAAGATACCTCATCTTTACTGAAGCTTTCCCTAACTGATATGTAACAAATAATGCTACATTTTTAGCAGCTGGTTTCACAACATCGTAAAGATCAACCATATCTCGTTCCATAGATTTCCATGTTTCTGTGTCTCTTGAATCAGATGATTCTTTTAATGTATCCAGAACAAATAGCCTTACTCCCATGCTAGAGTATTTTTTTATTACTTTGATTGCTGCTTTGACAGTATATTTTTCAAAGGGAACGATTGTAATATTTCTGCGTTCTTTTAACTCTTCAAGATATTTTGCTGCCTTACGAAGCTTATCTAAAACATCTTTACTAAAATGGCCATCACGTAAAATATATTTATGTAGTCCAGCACTATATAAATTATTTGCAACCCAGACAAGTAACTCTTTCTTTACTTTGTCCTGATCTTCTTCATTAATCATAATGACCATTTTTTCATTATGTTCTAACACTGAAGGCATTAAATAGTTGATTGCTGTTGTTGATTTTCCAACACCTGAATTGGCACCTAGACCATAAATGTTTCCATTAAAATTAATGCCGCCAATTTCTCTGTTCAAAATATCACAATGTTTAAGTGGCATTCCTACCTGACTTCCAGCATTTAATTTATCAATCAAATCAAATAATCCGTCGCAAGCATTATAAGTTTTAACTTCAGATTCCACATTAATAAATGTGTGATTCAAAAGTGCCTCAAGCTCGTTATATATATCTTCAGCTTTAGCATCGACATATTTACTTAACTTTTCTTTTACAGGAAAGCCCATTCGGGCTAATTTCATTACAGCATTCCACTTTTTTACTTCATTCACATAAGAATCAAAATTAGCCTCTTCGATATATGTAAATGAACTTTCAATCTTCCCATATCCACCATATTCATCGTATTTCTTACTTAATTTTGAATGTTTCGATAGATACATATTGATTGTAATTTCATCTAATGTATTTTTTTGTTCTACATTGATGATATCGTTCGCAATTGAAAAATATACTCTCCAAGCATTATTTGTTATATCTTCCAGTTTCAAAGAAGTGTCTCTGACTAAATCCGGGTTCTTGTAAATAGAAGACACTGCATTTGCTTCTGCAATTAACTTATATTCATTTACCTTTTTAATAGTCTCAATACATTCCTTTTCAAAAGGAGACATTGTTTTCGCACTACTGCGATCCTTCGTCTTAGTAGTGATAGATGTCAATTACCAAATCCCCTCGAATGTAGAATTTATGACCTCTTCCGTCTGACGTTGATATTTAGCGGCTTCACTATTTTGCGCTCCTATATCAATCTTTTCAGACTTCTCTTCGCTTTTCTTTGCATTTTTCATTCTGGTGTACATATCATTAATTCGACTGCTTACAATAGCACAAATGTAAGCCATTTTCTGATCTTCGCTGTTAAATGTTTTCCCTTTTATTGCTTTTAAAATGACATATTTGTTCGCTTTAAAAGTATTAAAAATAACATCAATAGGATATTCTCCATACATTTCATGAGAATTATTTGCCATACTTTGTCCTTTTCTTAGCCCCTGCAATCTTAGACATGCGTTCTTATGCAAACGCTGCGTCCCAGAATACCCCATCAATTCTCTTTCAACCCAATTACACATTTGTAAGAAGTCTTCATTTTTCCAACCAGTTGTGTCCTTTTTATTTTCCTTACTCAATGTTATTCTCCTTAGAAATCCCAAGGCAAAAGCCCTGGGATCAATATTTATTTACGCAACAGTAAGTTCAAGAATCTTTTTTGCGTCATCAATATTTGTTACTTTCATCGGATTGTCATAACCCATTTCTTTAGCTGCAGCTACAAGTGGTTTTAATTTTGCAGTTTTACCTTTATTAGCAATACAGAACGCCTTAATCTTTTCTGTGATTTCACTAAGTTCTTTCTGTATTTTAGCTTCTGCCTCAGCTTCCGCAATCTTTTCAGCTCTTTTTTCTGCAGCTGAATCCTGTTCTTTCTTTAATTCATCAACAGATTTACTCCCTTTAGATGCTTCGGCTTTGATAGCATCTGTAAGAGCTTTGATTAATGCATCTGAACTAAATTCAATTTCCGGAACAATGTCAGCAAATCTTGATTTAGAATCGATAGAATAAGAATCATCACGGAATGTAATTTTACGGCTTTCGCTTGTAATTACACCTTTCATAATATCTACATCTTTTTTACCTTCCTTTTTAGTCTTGCCAGTCTTTTCCTGCACGATTTCTCTATCAATAGAAGCAACACCAAGAAAATGTAATTTTGTTTTGATTGCATTAAAATCTCTCATTGACATATTAGTTGTTAGAGAAGTATATGTCTGTCCCGTCGTTACATCATCTTGTGTACGCTGCTTAACGTGTCCAATAATAATGAAATGAACACCAACCGATTTCAGTTCCCATAACTTATTCAGAACAATTTCTGTTGCCTTATCCTCTCCGGCCATATAACCACCAAAAGCTGCTTTAATAGATTTTACCGGTTTCTCAGGATTCTCCGCATTATGCATACGAATAACTTCTGGCTTTGCAATTTCTACAAGCTGATCATATGTATCAATAACAACTGTTTTCAAATCAGGATATTCTGTGGATTTATTCTCAACGACATCATCCACAAAATCTTCAAATCCAATACTGTTTGTTTCTTCATCATAATCCATTGACCATTCCGGACAATTCAAATAGTTGATTCCATTAATACCGTCAGCGCCATCTTCTTTACCACACTCAAGAAAACGATATCCATCTTCACCTACAAGTTTCTCGCACATCTCTTTAATAATTGTTGTTTTTCCGATACCACTTTCCCCAATAAGTCCAATATTATATGATAAAGGATCAATTTTAATTGTATTCTTTTTTCCGTATCCCATAGTATTTGTTTCCTTTCTGTACTTTGTATAATTTAATTATTATAGTTAATCATCAAGCAGCGAATCTAACATTGAATCATAATCAATTTCTTCATCCTGATCCGTTGTATCAGTTTCTGAATCTTCTTCTACTTCATCCACTTCTTCGTCATCATCTGCTTCAATCAGATAATCTAATACAAGATCATCTTCTGAATACATAGAATCAAATTTCTGAATCTGTGGAATCTTAGATCCATCTTCTCCAACTAACTTAATAACTGGTCTAGTAAGTAACATCCTGCGTTCTTTACTAGCATTTTCTGTACAAAGTGCTAATGCTTCTTCCAAACTGTAAGCTCCCATTTCTACCAGTTCTTTAATATCGTCTGGTAAATCGTCTTCAGTTGTCTGGATCACTGCACCGCCTTCAACAAATACTCCTTGACAAGTAATCAATGTCACGTTTTTCTTAACTTTGAAAAGTTTTCCTGCGCGCTCAATAGATTTTTCATCTTCCGGATCATAAACATATTCAAATGTCTTTCTCAAAGGTACAAACTTTCCGCCTTTTACAGCGCCACCTTCAGTCAAGTCATTACCATTATATTCTTTGAATTTCTCCAGAATGTATGCCGTTATCGGGAACGCACATTTATCTTTATCTGCTTTTCCGATTGAATACTTGTCAAGAAGCATCGACTGAGTAAATGCTGCTTCATAAGTATTCAATTCTTTCTCCCTTGGAAGATAAATACTGTTAATTTCTTTTCTTACTTGTACATGTTTGTCATATACAGTATATTTTAACTGACCTCTTACCTTAATCTCCATACCATCCTGCAATGCTTCAGACAGATATTTAATTGCATCATATGCATGTAAGAATTTATTGATAACAACTTCACCTTTTGTATCCTTCTCAATACCAATTTTGATAAAGCAAAGCTCTCCGATATCTTTTAGAATATCCTCGTCAAATCGATCATCAAAATCAATCTGGTATCTGTTATCAAAATCATCTCCACCATTCTCATCTTTGCCATGAACATAAATAACATTGTTTCTGCCAGCTCCATAACCACCCATTAATTCGCAGCCAACTTTTCCGTATTTATCACCGCAGTCAACATTCAGGTTAATAGAATTGTAAATCCAGTCACTTTTCTTAGAATGTTCATCAATTTTGAATGTGTAATCTTTAATACATGCCTTTCCAATC